CTACGGCGATCTCCTCTACCTCAAGAATCATCCCCTGGCCGATTCGGTTTGCGAGGCGGCAGAGAGGGAAGAGATGAACGATGTATTCGGCATGAGCCACAACGCCCAGGGTGAGGGCACGGTGGACAAGAACGACATTTTTGTGGTTTCCAGGATCACCGAGGTTCGCCATGTCGATCTCGTTGCAGACCCGGCAACAACTAAATCGCTTACGGAATCGCAATCGCCAAGTGAGCAGGAAACAGAAGAAGCGGCGGGAAATCGAGTTCGTTACAAGAGCAAAAGACAGGCTCCTGGCGCGAAACGGAAATTCGTGAAAGCCAAGTCCAAGGGGGCGAAAAAGCCGACCGGGACTCTGAAGGAATCTGATGACGAATCTGAAGATGCGAAGGAAATGCACCAGATGATCATGCAGATTCTGACCAAGAACGACACGCCCGATGACAAGAAAGCGGATGAAATTGTTGCCATTTTAACTGGTGAAGCAGGGGATTATGACATGGAAGCGCAAGAGAGCGTCCAGGAAGAAGCCAAAGTTGAGGAAACTCCCGTAGCGGAGAGCGAGGAAGTAAAGGTCGAAGAAGGTGCTTCGGCCAAGATGTGCGAGAAGTGCGGCGCAAAGATGGAATCGATGGATGAGGAAAAGCCGGACGAGGATATGTCCGACGAGGAAGAAGAAAAGAAAGCCATGAAGGAATCCATCGATCCTTCAGCCGAACTCGCACACTACAAGACCAAGGATGCCATCCGTACTCTTTGCGAGTCCAACGGAGTCGAGTTTGAAGAGTCTCTGGTTCAAGACCTTGGTGGTCTTAACCCGGAGTCCTTGGAGCGGCAGATCAAGCGGATTGCCGCTGCGAATCTCGCCGCGAAACCGAAATGCTCACCCACCCAGGCTACCTTCCAGGAGTCGAAAGAGGGTAGCAAGAAGTTTCCCGAAGGTGATTCCTTGTTCCGTTGGTTGGCAAACTAATTACGAAAGGGGTATAGACGATGGGAACTGCTTTTGGTGGATCGAAGCTGTACAAGCCAGCTTCCGATACCGTGATGAACCTCCCGAGCGCGGCATCCACCGCTATCAGCGTTGGTGATCTGCTGTTCTGGGACACCACCAACAAGGTGCTGAAACCCTTCGACCAGTATGTGGCAACCGGCACGGTTAACACCGACCAAGCTGCCATCCGCGCCGTCTTCGCTGGAGTGGCCCTGCAAGGCAAGCTTGCCGCCGACACTTCCGGTGGTTATCCCGCCTTCAACGGCGAGGACATCACCTTCACCCCCGATGCTCTTTACGAGGCTGATTGCGCCGCTGCCACTTTCGAGCCTGGCGATCTGGTTGCCGCTTCGGTGACCGCCGCTGCCGGGGCCGGGAATGTGGCTAGCCAATCCCTGGTGAAGACCACCGATGCCGGTGAGGCCCTGGGTTATGTGGTGGAGCGTTATGCCAGCAACACCACCAAGGTTCGCGTCAGGTTGATCGGGCGGTGGTCGCCCTACAACTTCGCTGACTACAACAACACCACCTCCGTCTAACACGAACCAATAAGGGAGAACCAGAGCAATGAATGTGATCAAGCTTCGTGACCTGTTTGAGTCCCGCTCCAAGGAGACCAATGGTCGCTGGCGTTTCCTGACCGAAATGCGCCAGGGTCTTGGCCTTTGCGATAAGGACGGCAACGAGAACCGCGACTTCGCCGGGAATCTGGTGTTGAAGGATCGGGCCTTGCGTCCCGAAAACTTCAGCCTCCAGGAACTGGCCGAGGCGATCATCGGGCCTAGCTGGCGGCAGCTTTTCAGCCCCGATTCCCGTGCAATGGGCCAGTACACCGCTGCCCGTTCCATGATGGAAGCGAATGGCTACGCTGGCGACAAGCGGGCCTTGGTTGAGGCGACTGGTTTCGGCCTCGATCCTTCGGCCTTCCTCAACATCAACACCTTCACCGGCATCGTTGGTGGCCTGGTCGAGGTCAAGATTCTGGAAGCTTTCCAGAACCCTGCCTTGATTGCCGACCGTCTGATGCCTGTTGAGTCCACGAAGCTCAACGGTCAGAAGGTGATCGGGGTGCAGAACATCGGTGACCGCGCCAAGAAACGCGCCCCCGGTGAGACCCACACCCGCGCCCAATTCGGTGAGAGGTGGATCACCACTCCCGAAACCCGTGAGAACGCTCTGGCTATTGATGTTCTGAAGGAGACCGTCTTCTTCGATCTGACCGGCCAGGTTCTCCAGATGGCATCCAGCGTTGGCGAAGAACTCGCCTACCGCAAGGAACTGGAAGTCATCGACGCGGTTCTGGGTGTGACCAACCCGTTCATCTACAACGGGACTGGTTACAACACCTACCAGACCAGCCGCACCTTGGGCTATCTCAACGCCCACACCAACCAGTTGGTGGATTGGACCTCGATCCAGTCTGCCAGCCTCCTGTTCAGCCGCATGGAAGACCCCCATACCGGCAAGCGTCTGCTGATCACGCCGAACACCGTCCTGGTGAACCCGGCGCGTCTGGCAACCGCCCAGCTGATCTTGGGTGCTTCCGGCACGGAGCTTCGCACCGCTCCTGGGGCAACCCAGTCCAGCGCGGTGAGCTTGAATGTCGCCTCCTCGACCGGCAATCCTTACTCTGGACAGTTCACGATCCTGTCCAGCCCGCTGATCGAGCAGCGTTGCCTGGCATCGGATGGTCTGAACCTGAACCAGGCCAACACCGATGGTCTGTGGTTTATGATGGAGGCTGGGAAGTCCTTCAAGTATATGCAGAACTTCCCGCTGACCGTGACCCAGGCCGCGCCGAACCAGTACGAGATGCTGGATCGGGGCATTGTGGCCACCTACTTCGCCAACGAGCGGGGTATCCCCAGCGTCTGGAGTCCTTGGCACACCGTCAAGAACAACAACGCTTAATTGAGGTAGACGCTGATGCAACCCACCCAGCATAAGCAACAGCCTCAACAGCAACAGCCTGTTAATCGCCTGTGGGAAGTCTCAGGAATGGGACTCCCACGGGCATTTATCAAGGCTTACAGCAAGGAACAGGCAAAGAGCGAATACCGTATCAGATACCAGTTGCACGAATCACGCCCCGTGGAGGCGAAGTAATGGCAGCAGCGGATGATATTAGCTCCGCAATCGACAACCTTGCCGCTGCCATCAAGGAGGCTACGGTCAATCCGAAACCCAATTACACGGTTGACGGGCAATCCGTAAGCTGGGGCGATTACCTTCAAATCCTGACCAGTCGCCTGGACGGTCTGATGAAGGCGAAACAAAGTCTTGCCGGTCCATATCAACGGATGTTGAGGGTAGTATCCCGATGAAGTACGCAGCAATTAGCGCATCTAGTTCCGGCTCAAACACGGTTGTAGCTGCCGTGACCAGGAAGCGAATTCGGGTTCTGTCCTATGTGATGGTTGCTGCCGGTGATGTGACGGCAACCTGGCAATCGGCATCCAACAACCTTAGCGGTGGCATGGCATTGGCCGCGAATGGTGGTGCTGCCCCTTCTGCTGGACAAGCCACTCCAGGTGGGCTGATTGGCCAGTTTGAGACCAACCAGGGTGAGGCACTCAACCTCAACCTCTCAGCTGCGGTTTCAGTTGCTGGCCACCTGACTTACATCGTTACCGATTGAGGTGACTGATGCCTATCGTAGCTATGGTGGAAATACGATATTCCTCGCCTAGGGGAATTCCGGCTGGATACAATCCAGCCAATGTTTCCACCAAGCTACGCAACATTGCCCAGGCTGTTGTCAGGCAGCATAAGGAAGACATCAATCGGAATTACTACCCAAAAAGGATTGCATCGAGTTCTGAAAGAGACAGAAACGGAGTCCCAAAAGAATTTCCAAAGCGCAGAACAGGGAATCTCCGCAAAAGTGTTGGATACGCACCTGCTGCAATCAATATTAGCACGGTGCGAAAGGCTAAGAGTCTGACAATCAGCCTTGGTTATGACGATTCAATCTGCGATCCGGCTAAATTCAATTCTTTGCGCTATGGGGCATACGGGCCAGGAAGAAGATATTTAGCACCCAGAAGGATGATGCCCAACACCGCTCAATCTGTGATTCCAATTGAATTAGCCAAGAGCAACCCAGAACCTTGGACTCCGACCGCAGAGTGGAGACCGCTCACCTGGGAGGTGGTTCCTAGCTGATGGCACTCACATTGGACATAACTTCCGATTATCTCATCTTTGACAACAAAGAGACGATCATTTTCCAGAACCAGGGCGAGTCTGCGATAACCATTCCTAATGTGATTCGCAGACCAGCAGTCATTGGTGTGGATGGTGGTGGTGGATCGATTGTTTACGGGGCCGGGATCGAATTCCTGGTGTTCAAGAACGAGTTGGCTAATGCAATTGTTGCCGACAACTCA